ATACATTAGTATCTTTATCCATTTCATGCAACAACTTTAAAAACTCATCTGTACCTACAGTATCTAAGCTTGAATCAAATACTTCATCTAATATTAATAGGTTGGTATTTGTTGAGTTCTTCATCTTGGCAATTTGGCGCCAAGTAAATAGTAAAGCCAAATCAATTCTCATCTTTTCACCTTCAGAAAAATTGGCATAACTAAAATCATCACGGTGTCTGGACTTAATAGATTCTTCAAAGTTTTCATCGATGTTGAAATTCACAAAGAAGTCCATGGCAGTTAGGTATTTGTTAATCAGTTTATTCATGATTGGCAAATACTGCTTGATAATCTTTGTTTTAATACCAGTATCTTTTAAAAGATTACCAGCAAACTCCAAATATTGTTTCTCAACAGAAAGACCTTCTTGATGTTTAATCAAAGCGGATAACTCAGCCTTCAACTCAACCAATTTGGTATTTTCTTCTTCTAAGTTGTCCTTACGATTAGATAACTCCTCAATTTCTTTCTGCATCTTAGTAACATATTGGTTGATGGCAGATACCGTAGAATTGTGTTTCACAATTTCATTATTGTGATCCGTAATATGTTTTAAGTTATTTTGGATATCTTCAAATCGTTTATTGGTTGTGGCAATCTGAACTGATAATTCTGTAAGTCCTTTGTCGACCTCCAGTTTAGTTGTGCCCAATGTAACCACTTGTTCCTGTCTAAATGATTCTTCAATTCCTTGTTTACAGGTGGGACAGTTATCGTTTTGTTCATAGAAAGATACCTCTTTATCAATTTTTTTAATCTTAGATTCTAGTTTAGATTCTAATTGTAGTAATTTGGAACTCTTAGCCTCTACTGCCAATTTATCGGCAATTTTACTTTGCAGCACATCAATGTGCTTTTGGATTAATTCAATATCTTTCTGTAAGGTAAAGATTTGGTTTACACTATCTGCCACATCTTTCTTCTTCTTTTCTATCTCCGACTGATTGTGCTTCTTGTGTTCTTCTATGTTCTGTTTCTGTAATAATATTTTCTCTGAAGCCAAATCCATGGCATACTTATTCTTTAGTGTACCATCTTTGATGATAGACATTTTATCTTTAACAATGCCATTCATAGAGGAGAAAATTTGAATGTCTAATAAGTCCTCAATGATTGCTCTACGGTCACCAGGTGACAACTGCATGAACGGAACAAATGAGGCAGAACCCAAGATGACTACTTGCGTAAAAGACTTATAGTTTATTTTCAGAATAAATTTCTCTAGGTGGTCTTGGTAGTCTTTAGCTTTCGCATCTTGGTCCACTAACTGGTTATTACAATATACTTCAAATGTATTGGGTTTAATACCACGAATAATCTTATACTTCTTTTGGCCAATAGAAAACTCAACTTCAACCACACCTTGTTGTTGATTGATGGAGTTTAATAGATTGGGTTTATTGATTTTACGAAATGGCTTACCAAACAAACCAAAACACAAGGCATCCAACATAGTGGATTTACCAGCACCGTTATTACCTATAACAAGTGTGTTTGGTGATTTGGTTAGATTTAATTCCGTAAATGAGTTACCTGTGGAAAGAATATTCTTCCACCTCAACTTCTCAAATATAATCATGCTTGTTCTTGGTTTAAAGCCTCAACATATAATTCACGCATTACTGTTTTCAGCTTGTTATTATCAATAGATTCTTCGGAGATACCATCAACAAACTTTTCGATAATTGTCATAGTATCTTCAGCTTGGTCTATCATATCATCTTCTACGCCTGTTGTCAAGTCAATAAAGTCCTCGGCAATGGTAATATCGATTGGATTAACATTGTATAATGAAGCCATAAACTTGTCGAACAGATACGGATTGGTTTTATTCACAACCACTACCTTAACATAGGTATTGGTATACTTGGTTAAATCTTTATTGGTAATCTCTGTAATAGATTCCACTTTATCATCATACACAATACGATGATACATTACGTTGGGATTCGGGATAAACTCCAGAGTACGAGTAGACAAATCAAAAAGGTGAAAACCCCTAGTGTCGTTGTAATCTTGCCACGTGAGCTCATAAGGATTGCCAAGGTAAGAAATATTGTCTGAAGTAGAGCGATGGTGAAAGTGGCCAGAAAAGACCATATCAAATTTCCTAAAGATTTCACGATTCAATCCTCCATCAGATGTCATACCACGGTGCATAGTAAACCCAGAAATCTCAAAATGTCCCATACATAGAGAAACAGAACTATGTCTAATTTCTTCCATACTTTGTTCATAGTTCTCTGCACAAATCCAAGGTACCATCAACACATCAGAACCAACCTCACCATAATTTAAGTGTATTGTCTGTGGAGAATCTATAACATGGATGTTTTCATACTCATTAAGTAGAAGGTCTACCGAGTTTACATCATTGGTATTTTTAAAGTAAGTATCATGATTACCAGCCAACATATAAACTGTAAGGTTTCTTTTGGCCATCTCATCAAAGAACATCTCTTTGGCACGTTTGAGGCTGTAGAAGTTTATGTATTTCCTACGGTCAAACGTATCACCGAGTATAAGAACAGTAGTAATGCCATTATTGTCAAGGCATGGGAAGAAAGTATCTCGATAAAATTTCTCATAATAATCCAAGAAATGAGGTGAGTCATTCCTTGCTCCAAAGTGTTGGTCAGTTATAATCGCTATTTTCATAATACAAGTATATCACTCTCCTAAGAAGTTTTCAAGCCCTTTTGGTTTCTTTATCTCTTTTTTCTTCTTATTTGCCGTTTCATAGGTTTCAATGAATACACTAATGTTATCATATAGTTCAAACTGTTTGGTAGTACCATCTTCAAACTCCATCATTTCAAACTCATCAAGTATGCCATATTGTTCTGTGGCTTTATACTTAACATACTGTTGTTTCTTCTCTTTACCAATCCTTCTAAGAAAGGCAAAGTAAATTATCTGTGTAAAATAGGCAAATGGATTCTTAGACTTCTCTGGATTAAAGTTATCAAAGTACATTAAACAGTTCTCGATACCATCAGACATCATTTCATCACGATAGGTATAGTTAATAAAGTTGGGTTTGTGTGATAGACCCTCTGCTATCTTCATAAAACACTCACCTATGTAATTAGGAATCGCTGGAGGTGGTTTTTTATCTGCTTTAGCAGCCTTACACTTCTCTTTATATTCAATGAGTGCAGCTAAGAAATCTGCATTGTTTACATATTGTTTTGGTTTAGAAGCCATGTTTACCACCTAAAGTTATTGACAAACGCTTGACAAGAGAGTAAAGTCGAGTATGTCCTGTTTTGAGATTATTAATGTAAGACACCAGTACCATCATATTGTATATCTTGAAAATCATTAATTGCTAGTTGTAATTCTTCATCAGTCATTTCTTTTGCCAGTTCTTTGGCACTTAAAACACTTTTAATCTTTTCCACAGTATACACATAGTAGTCCACAAATTCTTCATTTGGTTCTGCCATTGTCAGTATATCTTTGGTGTGTACCTGTAATTGATTATTTTTAATTAATTGGATTGGAAGCCATTGTCTCATAACCAAACCAGCATCTATTCCACGGAAATCAACAGAGAAAGCCATTGGCTGATCCAGTATGTAATGATTTAAACCATCAATAGAAACATTGGCAATCAAATCTTCCCCATTCTGTAATTTTATTACTTGTGTTTTATGTTCAAGCATTTTTTAATCCAATCTTGTATATTTTGAAAGGGAACTGCTCATCATTATATATCTTAGTTCTTTCCACAAAATGTTTTAAGGTATAATTCATATGTTTTTTGTATCTAAGGTCATCGGCAATATCATAAAGAGTTGCTTGCTCTTTACCTTCACTTTGCCTAAGGCCTCTACCAATACTCTGTAGTGTTCTAATTGTAGATTTAGTTGGCATTGCAAATATAATATTATGTAAATTTCTAATATTAATACCCGTACTAAACGTACCATAAGAAGCTACTACAATTGCATCGTTTTCAATCTCCATAATTCTTCTAATTTCTTCACGGTCATTAGTATCAGTTCCACCATGTACAAAGAAAACTTTTCTATTGCCAATCTTCTCTGTATCCTTTATCATATCATACAGGATTCTACCATGCTTGTCAACCATTTGATAGAGTATTAATGTATTTTTACCTAGGCTAACTGCAAGATTCTTAATGAATTTATTTCTAACCTCATTTGAAATTAGATACTGTATTTCTTCTTGGTAAGTTTTGTCTTTATACTCTAAACACTTCTCATCTGGATGTTTTAATATGAGGCATTTAACTTCAAAGTTAGACACTTGGTTTTTATCAATCAGTTCTCTGGTACTGATTACTTTGTTTACAGGTCCAAATAAACCTTCTAATACAAGCTTATGAGTTTTAGTACCATCTAAAGTACCTGTAAGACCTACACGATACTTGGCATTGATACAAGCCGTGAGTATAGTTGTAAGTGATTGTGCTTTAAATAGATGTGCCTCATCACCTATCACATAATCAAACTGATGGAAGTATTCTTTAGGTAATTTATATAAAGATTGCCATGTGGAAATTATTAAAGGTTTGCTTGACTCTTTGTCTTTACCTTGATATACTCTGTGTAAATGTTCTTCCATGTTATCATTATTGTAATCGGCAAAGTCTGAATACAACTGTTCAACCAAAGATGTGGTTGGAACAATAACAAGGCCTTTGAGATTTTGATATTGTTGTAACTGACGAAAGATAAGATAAATGATTAATGATTTACCTGATGCTGTAGGAGATAATAACAATGCTCTACGCTTACGCATGGCATGAATGTAACCTTCTATTTGATGTTCTCTTACTTCAATTGGTTCACCACGAGCGTGGATTTGTAAATCACCTATAAACTTTTTGGCATGGTATACAGAATACTCATCATCAACAAAATCATGTGTAAAGGTGTAATCACTTTCTTGGCAAAACTCCTCTACATTACCCATAAGTCCCATGTAGATTTGAGAGTTCCTAGAATCAAAAAGCCTTATCTTTCCATCCCATATTTTATTACGATAGGCTGGAACAAAGGTATACCCAGGAACAAAGAATGTAAAGTATTCTGATATTTCCTTAGCAATGTGTTTCTCACATTCTATTTTGGCATATACCTCATTTACTTTGGAGATGGTTAGGTGTTCTTTATTGTCCACCAATAAACTTTTCCCATGATATAAAATCACGCAGTTGCCATGTTCTTTGTTTCAATTCATTCATAATAGATTCAATTACAGATACCGTTTCTTCATGGTATACTTTCTTCTCAAGCAGTTTGATTAGGTCTCCGTCTGCTTCTAGATAGGTGGTGATGTCCGATTTAAGTGTAAACTGAAATGGAGTCCATCCATATTCATCTAGTTCTTCTTTGGACATTTTACCTGTGTAGTATTCCCACTTAATCTTCCGCATACGGAGATAATCAAAGTGTGCCTTCTTTGAGGCTATTTTATGCTTGGTGAGTATACTGAGGTATTTGTTGTGTAGTTTAGGTATCTTCAGCAGTTCTTTGCCAGGTTCTGTCTGGTCCATGTCTGCATCTGTTTCCCAATACTTTAATACTTGCTCTAGATTTTCCATAATATTTTCAAATAATTAACATCAAATTTACATTATAACACAACTTATGTTATGGTGTCAAGCCATTGTTAAGTATTAATTGGCCTAAAGTTAAAAAAGGTGGTATTTTTTCTGGTCATGATTGGTTTACTGATGACCGTGGTGTTAATACAGTTAGAAACGGAATATATCAATTTTGTGATGAAATGGGTATTGATAAAAATTCAATTATTTCACTAAGAGATGATCCAGAACACCATAAAAATGAAGGTTGCTGGATGATTCAAAAATAATTAAACTTTTTTTTACAACCTAAATACTTACATGGAAGAAAGTAAAAACATAATTCTTCTGGATGAGATTTTGGATTTACGATCCAGAAAAAGAAAAGAACTTGAGTATTATAACCAGCAATTGGAAGAACTCAAGTTAAGAATGTTTTTTATTCAAAAAGAAATTGATTTGACCAGTAATATAATTACTATGATTGAAAAAGAAAAAATGGTTGACCTTAAAAAGTTTATAAATGACAGCACTAACTAGAATCCCGGAAAATGTAAATTATTTACAACCTTCAAAATATCTTTTGACTTTTGATAGGATTGGTTCGACTCAATATTTTTGTCAGTCAGTAAATATACCTGGTGTTAATCTAGGACAAGCACCAATTTCAACTCCAATGTTGGATATTTTTGCACCAGGTAATAAGATAACTTATAATCAATTAAACATTGATTTTGCTGTTGATGAAGCATTAGACACATGGCAACAAATCCATGCTTGGTTCCGTTCCATTGCCTCTCCAGAGAGTTTTGAGGAGAGAAAAAGGTTAACTACTGTACAAAACCAATACAAGTCTAATTCATTAAAGTATTATTCTGATGCCACATTAACTATATTAAATAGTTTGAATAATCCAATTATACGGGTTAATTTTGTAAATACTTTTCCAATCTCATTATCTGATATTACCTTTGATACTAAAATGTCAGCAGATGATATTGTATATGCTACAGCCACTTTTGTGTTTGATTATCATCAATTTATCCCAATTAATACTTAACATTGGCTTGACACCATAACATAAGTCATGTTATAATGTAAATTTGATGTTAAATATTTGAAAATATTATGGAAAATCTAGAACAAGTATTAAAGTATTGGGAAACAGATGCAGATATGGACCAGACAGAACCTGGTAAAGAACTGCTGAAGATACCTAAGCTACATAAAAAATACCTCAGTATACTCACCAAACATAAAATAGCCTA